GGCTTTCATAACCTTGACGACCAAATATCCACTTGGCGGCTCAAGATCGTAATCCACGTTCCCCTGAACCAAAGTGACTGGATCGTGATCGCGTTGCAGGATTAAGCTTTTCTCGCAGAACTCGATTACTGCATTTCGCACGGCGTTCTCAACGATCGCCTCCGCCGCGCCAGGAACCTCGGGCAGTATGTTGGGGAAGAACTTTTCATACGCGGCCATCAGACGCCTCCAGCCTGGATTGAGGCGGGATTGCTTTCCGCGCCCTTGCGGTTCATCGACATGCCAAACGCGACATCCTTCTGAAGCTTGATCCCCATCATCGAAGCAAAAAGCGACAGATAGCTTGAGGCGAGCTGGGCATTGCCGGCAAAATCCGCTTCCTTGGCGTACGCTCGGAACAGGACATACATCAGGACGCCCTCAAAATACGAGTCAGCAATTGCGAGGTCGTCGTTTGCAGCCGTCAACGCGGTCGGGCGTTTGGCATACATGATCTCGATCTTGGTTCCGACAATTGCTGGAGGGTTGACCCAGAAGACGGTCGGGCTGCGCTCGTCGTAGACAGAATTCTTGATCTCGCCCTTTTGCGCGTTGGTGTGCCAGTAAGGGTCGAAAGCATCAAGGGTGTCTCGATCGGTTGGGCGGATGGATCGGCCAGGCGAAGTTCCGTTGAGCGCAATGTTGCGGATCACGTCAAGGAGACGATAGCCGGGGCTAGGGATCGACTGCTTGGATCCGGCAACCAGGGTGATCACTTGGTTGACGGAAAAGCAGTCTGGGCGATAGATCGCGATCACGCCTTGGGCGTCATTGACGGCGTCGATCAGCTCCTGGTCGGTCCAACGATAACCAGTAGCATCTGCATCATTAAGAATGGATCGAACCCTTGAAATGACGTCCAAGACCTTCATGCTTCACCCGCCTGTTGTTTGGGCTTGCGTACCGGCTTGATTGCCTCTTTTTTGAACACCTCGAGGGCGTCCTGAATACCAAGGCTTTCCTTGATTTCCGGCTTCGCTGTCTCTGAATTTTCGTTGGGGTTTTGTTCCTGGGCCGGCTTGGCCTGGGGCTCGTACGGCTCCATGTCGTCGCGCTGGGCCAGGGCCGCAGTCCAGACGTAGATGTGGCCAGAAGTTTTTTGTTTTAGAAGCTTTTGCATTCATCCTCTCCAAAAGAAAAGGGAGGGGCGAACCCCTCCCTCTTGGTCAGCAGGTGAAGATCACTTGCAGACGTAGCCAGCCACCAGAGCTTCGGGCTTGGTGACTTTGTAGCCGTACACATTCAGACCACGCATGATGTTGCCGAACGTGGTTTGAGCACGCAGGGTTTCAACGTTGGTGATCTGGCTGGCAAAGCTGATGGCATCGCGGGTGCCGGCCATGATGTTCCAGCTCTTCTTGTCGGCGTTGGCACCGGTACCACCCGAGGCAGCATCGCCGCCCAGGTCAGTGACGCTGGACAGGTTGTTGCTGACGTACAGGGTGAAACGGTCCACCATGCCCAGCTTGCCGTTACGCAAGGGGGTCACGGCGTCGCCGGTCAAGTACGCTTGCTTCAGGTCCGAGCGCTTGATCAGCGAAGCCATCCAAGCGGGGATCACAGCCCAACGGCCGTCTTCGGGCACGTTCTGCTCGTCCAAGCACTGGCCCATGTCCAGGAGCATGTCCAGAACGTTGGCCGAGGTCACTTGGCGGGGAGCACCAGTGGCGCCCAGGTTGATGTCGCCAGAGATGGCGCCAGCGGTGGCACCCTTGTTGGCGGTGGCGGCGTCAGCGTACACAGCGCCCAGGACGTCACCGTCGATGGCGATCTTCATCTGCTGCGAAGCGTCATTGGTGAAGATGTCCATCAACTTCACATCGGCTTGGGTGGCATCCACATCGTCCAAGACGACCTGGAAGTACTTGCCCTTGTCGATGTTCAGCTCCAAGGGGGTCGAGGTGGGGACCTGCGAGGTCAGGCTCTGGCCCTTGGTGTAGTTGCTGATGTTGATGGTGGGGATCGAACGGATGTAGACCTTGTCGCCTGCGCCCTTGATCTCGCCTTCCCAATCGTTGTTGGTGATCTCGCCCAGGACGGTGCTCTTGTAGAACTTGACCTGGAGCTTGCCCGACCAAACCTCGGGGATGAAACCGGAAGCACCGGCGTACGAATCGACGCCAGAACCGGCGCCGTAGTAGTTGCCATTGACTGCGAGAGACATGATTAACCTTTCAGGTTCTGCTCAGCCGGCTTACCGCACTCTTCGTTCGCGGATCGCCATCTGAATTTCTTGATCAATAGCAGCAGCATCCTGTTCACTCAACTCACCTCGACGGTCTCGAGCGTAGAAATCAGCGATCTCTGCGCGAGTCCAGATCTTCTTGCCCGGAGGAGCCTCGGGGGTCCGAGTCGCCACTGGTGCAACCTGTGAGTCAAGCGAAGCGGTTGCTGCCGCCGACTTGTTTTCCTGAACCTTCTTGAACGCTTTGAAGAATCTGGCAACGCGATCCGCATCGCGCTTCTCTTCAGCCTCCGACAGAACTGCTTGGCGTGTGACTCCGGTGATTTCATCTGCTTCACCGAGCCATGCGTGGAAGTCGGGGTCGTCGTTGATCGCCATCCAGTCCGGGACCGATGCGGTCAGCTTGTCAAAGAAGCTCACCTCGCGGTTCTGGCTGACATTGCTGTCAATCGACTCCAGCCGTTTCTTGAGTGCAGCGATCTCCGCGTCCTTGCTCTGAACCTCTTCCCGCGCTGCGCGGCGGATCAGGTCAACCAGCGGCTCACCAAACTCATTCACTTCCTCGGGCTTGACCAACGATTCCTTCGGTTTCGTCAGGCTCGCCTTCAACGCCTCCACTTCTTCGGTCAGGCTATTCAACTTGCTATCACGCTCTTTGATCGCCGCATGCAGTCGCGGAACCTCGGCGTTGTACTTGCCGTGCAGCGTCTTGTATCTGGCTTCCCACTTGTCGTCTCCGTCCTGGCTGGCCGGCGCAGGAGGGGTGCTTGCAGGTGCAGGTGCCGTGGCTGCTGGTTCGCTCGGAGCCGGCGTATTGGCCGGGGGATCCGAATCACCTTGAGACGCTGGCGGCGTTTCAGGTGGTGTCTGCTGGGGCTGTCGAGCCTGTTGCAGTCGTTGAAGAGCTTCGTCTGCCTTTCTTTCCGCCTCGAGGACGGCGCGTGGTAGGTTCAATTCCAACTCCTTGAGCCTTCACTCCGCACCTGGGGCCACTAAGGGTTTTCCCTGATACTTCGTTCCGGTGTTCTCGGTGCCCATGCAATCCGCCATGGGTCCTGCGGTTTGCCCCGACGGGGCGAATCACTTCATTTTGTGGAGGATGTCTCTTGCGGTTCGTTTCTTTTCCAAGAATTCCGCCAACGCTTGAGACGCTCCCTGCAACCACCGAGTCCGAACTTCGTCCGCAGTCGTCGCAGTGTCATCACGAATCTGTTCCAGCGATCCTTCGATCCACTCACAAACTCGTTCAAAGTCATGGTTGCCTTCCAATGAAGCCAACGATTGAATGACTGTAAGTGGTGGTTTTGTTAACACGCTACTTACTTTTTGTAATCTTGCAGCGAGCGCACGCCAGGACCCTGGTGGTGGCACGGGGCATTGGGGGCCTCGAAGCCGGGGTACTGACGATGCAGACCATCGCCTTCCACCATGCCGCCATCGGCATATCCATGAGCCATGCCGCCATCTGCCATCTTCATCGGGGCCGGAGCCATTTCGTTGTGGGGCTTTGCGCCGTAGGGTCGTTTCATGATCTTTCCTTTACTGGACAAGGTTGGCGTCCTGGCCACCGGCAGGATTGCCTGCGGCGTCCAGTGTCGCTGGGGCTTCGGGTTGCTGCTGCTGTTGCAGCGCCATCTGCTGTTGCATCTGCTCCATCTGCGCGGCCTGAATCTGCTGCTCTTTGAATTCGAGCTGCTCCGGGGTGGGGACCAGTTTGTCGGTGTCCATCTGGAGTGATGCGGCCACCTCGCGCAGGAGGTATGCCCTGCCCTTGGCGCCAACGATCTGGAGATCCACAGGGTTTGCCGTGGTCTGCAAGAACTCGTTGCGGCGCATCTGCAACTGCTCCTTGGCAACCAGGCCCATGGCGCCTTTGGCCACGACCTTGAAGTCGCCCTTGGCGGTGGTGTCCGGGTCGTAGAGCATGTTGTGTACGTACATCCGACCAACGATCGAGGCGATCACCACATCGCATGAAGCGATGGCGGACTTGATGCCCTTGGCTGCGTTGTCCATCAGCATCGACAGACCAGACGCCGTGCGGCCAGCGCCGCCAGAAGCCTGACCGCCGTACACGTAGTTCGGGATCCCGGTCACTTCGTCGGCCTGCTTCATGAAGGTCAGGTAGACGTTCATGAGCTCGGGCGCATTCATGTTCGGCTGGAAGAACCTGACGGCAGGCTGACCGCCGCCGGTGCGATCGGAGGTGGTCTGCCAGATCTTCCAGGGGTACATCGAGGTGACGTTCTCGCCATCAGGCAAGCGGTCAACAGCGATCTCGGCCTGGGGACCGGAGGCGATGCCCATGTTGTTGGCCAGGCTGCGAGCTGCGGCGTTGCACATGATCTGCACATCGCGCATCTGCTCTCCCAGAGCGGTACCCCAGAACGAGCCAGGAACGGGCACCCACTGGGCAATCTCGTAGGGACGCTGGCCCAGGGGATCGGGGTTCAACTGCACCTTGATGATGAAGGGACCGATCTGCCAGACGTTGACCTCGTACTCTTTCATGGGGTCGATCTTCTTGCCCTTGAAGCCCCAGTCGATCAGCATCTTCCCGGACACAGAACCCCAGAACTCCAGGGCCTCGATCACTTCCTTGGTGTACAGACGGGCATGGGGTTTACCCTCAAGCCGATCGCGTTCCTGGTCGCCCATCAGCCACTGACGGAAACCAGTTTCGC